AGAATAAACTGCCATATTATATTTGGTTTAAGTGTGGCTTAATTTATTTGGCCTCAGCCTCAGCAATTTTGGCCTGGAGGGTTTCCAACTTCATGTTGGCTGGGAAAGGCTTTTTCCCAAGTACCTCCTCATATTTGGCAACAAGAGCCGCTCTGATCTCCTCAGGAGACTTCTCATCAGTTCCGGCTCCAGCATCAGCTCCAGTATCTTCACCAGCTCCAGTGTCCTCACCAGCTCCGGTATCAGCTCCAGCTCCAGTGTCCTCACCAGTTCCGGCATCAGCTCCAGCTCCAGCCTCAGCATTTTCTTTGGATTCTTTCACCTTGATAAAAGCTTCCACCAGTGGTCTGGAATAAGGTTTTACCTCTTTATCCTTGAGGCCTTGTGCATGGCCATCAGCCACATGCTCCTCAAAAAAAGCCCGGTCATCCGAGGTCATAAAGATTTTTTTTGCATTTGGGTGAGCGGCAAAAACCAGCTTTAGCTTTTGCTCTCTTGTATTAAGATTTGACATGATTAAAGTCCTTTTAAAATGGTTTGAAATGGTTTTTAAAAACTCTCCAGGCTACCATTGCCAGCCCTATGAGCACTCCCAAAAGGATCAGCCACCAGGGAATCCCTTGTTTGACTTCCTTTTGTTTTACCTCCTCCTTGAGTATAGCCTCAGATTGGGTGGTCTCCTTAGTGTGGCTTTGTGATTCCTGGATTTGGACTTTAGCCACAGGTTTTGCAATTGCCTGGTAACTGATCCCAGCTGAGTCCAATGTCAGCTCCAGGCTGATCCCGGAGCTTTGGACTGGAATCCTGATGGGACTGATGCCAGGCATCAAAGGGCTAGGATAAGGGAGCGGGACTCTACCCCTCAGCGTGTCTCCGAATTGCTCCACACTCAAAGCCCTATTTTGAGTCTGGCTCTCTGAGTCATGCTGATGATACTGGCTGGACTCCACAGAGCTCACGCTCTTTTTCTTGGAGGCACAAGAGCCAGCGATCAGGAGTAGCATCACCGCTACCCACGCCCCAATCAGCTTCATTAATTATATCTCAGAAAGTCCTTTACTGGAACTATCCTCAATAGCTCCTCATCCTCTCCGGTTTCCTCTCCCTCAGTCTCTTTATTCAAGCTAAAGGATAAGGCTCCAGCCTCATTGGTAAATACTGGCACTAGTTCCCAATACTCGCCTTTATCACCTGGCTTAATGGCTAAATATTCCATCTTGTGCCTGATCGCCCGCTCCACAAATCCCTTGGGGTCTTTTACCAGGACAATCTTGTTTTCCTCAGGCAATGGCACTGAATAAATGGCAACTTTGACCACAACCGGAGCCACATAGACTCCATCAGCCTCAGCTAGGATAAATCCATCAGACAAGCTCTCCAGGGAAATGGAAACAGGAGCCTCCAGGATTGAGAGATCAAAGGGCTTGGAATACTCCAGCTCATTTGACTCAATGACTACCACATCAGCGGTGGTGATTTCTTTTGCCAGTGTCTCCACTGTAGCCATTGCCAGCATTCCCGCTCCAATGACCATGATTCTCAAATTTTTCATTTGCTTTTTGGGGTTTGGTTTAACATACAATCCAGTCATATTCAGGGATAGCATCAAATGAGGGACACTCCTTGATCCGCTCCCAGGGATCGACCAATCCATTTAGGTTTTTGTCAGGGCTAATGTCTCTATGCCCTAGTATTTCAATTGCACTTACATCCTGAGTGAGTTTGAGCTCATCAAGCACCTTGTGGATAGTATCCAGAATGGCCGCTTTTTGCGCCTCAGTCCGAGTGTCCACCGCTTTATTTACATTGGCTCTATCAACCCCGCCCTGATAGGCTATGTGGATTGATTTGGAGTTGAATCCTTTGACACCATTGGTGACTTTATCCAGGGGATTAAGCTGGATCACTGTCCCATCCTCATAGATGAAAAAGTGATACCCATCCACTTTCCACCCGATAGACCGCCAATAGCGGCGAATGGCACCCACATCACCAAATCCAGCTGTACAATGGATAAAAATCCTGTCTATGAGTCTCATCCTAGTTTGCTATTGAATTTGTCCCGGAGCTTCACCAGCCAATCCGATTTTTCATTGATATCTCCGGCATTTTCCCGGATACTGATCCAATTCTCATAGATGATCTCAAACACACTCAAGAGATGGAGGTAATCAAAAACGATGGAACCCACCGCCCTCCCTTGCTCATCAAATGAGACATGGAGGAGCCAGAAAACAGCTATCACATTGAGGTAAAGAGCCAGCTTGAGAATGAACCTGGTAACCTTTGAACTCACTAGGTTTTCTCCCCTGCATTTTGCCGCCCATATCCCGGAGGCGAACTCCAGGCAAAAGGTGACTCCAAGTGCTATCAGTGCCAGCTCATTGAGCCCAAATATTTTGGTAAGTGGCACAGAGATATTAGCCAGGGAAAAGACTAGTAGGAATTTAAAACGGTCAGGGTATTTAAGGGATGGGGCAAGGCTTTCCACCAGTGCCCCATTATCCTTGTATCCTAGATGCTGGATGAGATCAATCCAGGCTTTGCCCATTAGGCTGGAGTTCCTTGGTAAAGGATGGCCACCCCTGAATAATCAGTACGGCGGGCACGTCCACCCACACGAACCTCAAAGGAGTAAACATCACCATAGAACTGAGGATCACGGAGCTTTTCAAAAGCATCCACGCCACCCATTGCAAGCTCCACAGCTCCCTCATACCAGGCCAAAGCGGCCTCAGAGTCAGTCACCGCTCCAGCTTCACCATAAGCTCTCAAGGTGCCATTTGCCTGAGTGTAAAGCACTGAGGATCTACTCCAGATATTAAAGCCCTGGCACTTCATGATAATCCCCTCACGCCGCTCAGCTTCTGTCACACTTTGCATATAGGTGGCAGTCACCACACTATCAGCCGGGAACATTTGCACGAGCATTTGAGGAGGGAGCATGATGTGCATTTTACCTTCATGCCAACGGTTGATTGATCTGAAATAGGCCTGGAGCTTTTGCAAATCCACAACGCCTGCCGAATTTCTATTGCCAGTAGCTCCAGGAGCTGAGGCAAGCACGGCGGCACCGGAGGTCACGAACTTGGCTCCAGCTGGGAGAGCACTGGCACCATAGGCACCATACACCGGAGAGGATACCCAGTTTTGGAGAGTCCACTCAGCAGTTACCTGCATGATCTTGTCACGATCCTCACCCAGGACAGAGTTTCTCTTGTCATAGGTCAGCTCCTTGGATTCTGCATTTGGGATCAATACCGGATCAGTGGTATAGGCATCCAGCACATACACGATATCAGAATCCTCTCGCTTTCTCACAGTGGCAGGGACTACAGTCCTGTTTTTGACCACATTGCCAGAGCCGCCGGATTGTGGGATGTGAACCACTCGACCTCCAAGGACATACTCATCCGCATTGGTGGACTTTCTCATAAAGGCATTATCCTTGAAAATCTCCTCCTCGATGTGATTTTGCCAGATTTCCACCGTGATGGCTCTCAATACTCCAGACTCAGCTACTTGCTGGGTCACCAAAGGCAGGATCATTGAGGCTCCCATCACACCCGCCGCCACAGCGTAGGCATTAAATCCGGTTACCAAGTTGACCGCCATTCCGATCATTAGTGCCATTACGACACTGTAAAGAAGTTTTAGCTTCATTGTTTTAGAAAATTAAGGTTGATGATTTCAATTGATTTCACTCCTGATCCCGGAGCTGGGAGGTTTACTTTTTGTCTTTGTGATCCTTGCCAAATTTCTCTTTGTACTTGGCAAAGAAGATATCCGGGTGATCAGCCTTGAGCTGGATCAGCTTGCCGCTTTTGTCCATATCATCCCAGGAAAGTTTTAGGAACTCAGCTCCAGCCTCCTCCTTGTTTTCTTCCACTTGAGTTTTTACAGATGGATTGGATTTCATACCATCCAGGAGAGCCTTAGTGCTGTCAAAGTCTGCATTGGCCAACTTGACAAAGTGCTCCTTTTGATCAGCTGTGATCTTCTTGGATTCCACCGCTCCATCCACTAGTGATGTGATTTTTTGAGTAGTGGCAAGAGTTTCCATTTCCTTGATTTTGTCATCAAGCTCAGTCACTTTGTCCTCAGCGGTTTTCTTTTCTGTGGTCAGAGTGACAATGGTATTTTTTTGATCTTCGGTAAGGGTTACCAGTCCCTTGATTTTCTCCTGGACTTGCTCAGGAGTTGCGCCCTCAGCTAGCCCAATGATGGGCAATAGCGTTTCGGCTGAAAGTTGAATCAGCTTCATATTTACATTTGGTTTTGGTGTCGGATTTAGGGAGGAGAAAAACTCATCACTCAGGGTGATCACCTCCTCATTTTCATCATAGAGCTTGACCGCTAGAGCTGAGGGATCAGCTCCCATGTCACAAATAGAAATCTCCTTGAGCTTGGACTTTTCGAGCCAGAGCTCTCCTTGCTCATCCAGAGCCCACTCCAGAGGAATAAGTCCGGCAGAAGCCGCACGGAGGGTGCCATTTTCGACCTTGTTTAAGATGGATACCGCAAAAGTGTCGGTGGTGTCGAATGCTGGTATTCCGTACAGCTTGCCGTCCTTGAGCTCCACGCCCTCCATATTTCCGAGAGGCAGTGCTTTAAAGTCATTTTCCTTGGATGGCCTTTGGTGCATCCAGAGTAAAAGAGGATTGTCAGGATATTCCGAGAAATCAATCCCGGAAACCCTCACCCTAAAATTTTTGGATGTCGGTGTCTCGGTGGAAACGATAAAAGTTTTGGAGCTTCTTTTTAGCATGTGTCAAGTGGCTTTTTGATGCCTGAGTGACACAAAGGAAACCCCGCTTTTTGGGCTCAAAAAATCGGTTTTTGGTAAGCTAGCAGGGTTTTGACCCTTAAGCTTGCACTTACTGCAAGCTTAGAAAAAGTGAATTTTCTGAGCCCTTTTATAAGGCGCACTTTTGGGCATTATGGCAGAAAAACAAAGTATTTCTCAAAAGAAAGAACACGCCAAACTCCTCTACACTGTGGAAGGGGTCACAGTGGGCAAAGAGCTTGCTGAGCGTGTGGGAGTCAGTCCCCAGACTATCTCCAAGTGGATCAACTCCGAGGACTGGGAGATGATCAGGTCTAGCCTCATGATGACCAGAGAGGCAGAATTAAGGCGGCTCTATCGCCGTTTGAGTTTTCTCAATGATACCGTTGAGCAAAGAGAGGAAAATGAAAAAAAGCCTATCACCAATGCTGAGGCTGACACCCTAGTCAAAATCTCAGCATCCATCAAAAACATGGAGACTGATGTCTCAGTGTCAGAGGCTATCCAAATCCTCAAAAACTTCATCAATGCTGTCAGGCCAAACAATCTCCAGCTGGCCAAAGAAATGACCATTGAGGCTGATCACTTCATCAAATCACTCTTGTAATGAGCAAAAATCTGAAACCGACTGACCGCCGGGCTCTATTCGATTGGGAGGATTTTGTGATCAATATGAACCTCCAGAGCCCGGTTGATCTCAATGAGACACCGGAGGAAAAGAGGGAAAGAATGAAACGCCTGGAGGCCAATGATGAGGAGTGGTTTAAATACTACTTTGAGGCATACTATACCTCAGAGCCCGCTCCATTCCACATCAAGTCCACTAAGCGTGTCATGAAAAATCCTGAGTGGTATGAGGTGAGAGCCTGGAGCCGGGAACTGTCCAAATCTGGTAGAACCATGATGGAAGTGCTCAAGCTGACCCTGACTGGCAAAAAGAAAAATGTGGTATTGGCCTCCAATTCCAAGGACAATGCTGTCAGGCTTTTGGCTCCTTACAAAATCCTCCTGGAGAAAAACAACCGGATCATCAATGACTATGGAGTCCAGGAAAGTCACAAAAATTGGTCTGAGGCTGAATTTATCACTAAGAAAGGGGTGGCATTCAGAGGCCTTGGAGCTGGACAGTCTCCAAGAGGTACAAGGAATGAGGCTATCAGGCCGGATGTGCTTTTGGTGGATGATTTTGACACAGATGAGGATTGCAGAAACCCGGAGACAGTGGACAAAAATTGGGACTGGCTGGAGCGGGCTTTCTATGCCACCCGCTCTATTTCCAGACCGTTACTGGTGATCTTTTGTGGAAACATCATTGCAGAATATTGCTGTATTCTTAAGGCCATTGAGATGGCTGATGCTCATGACATCATTAACATCCGGGACAAAAACGGGAAATCCTCTTGGCCTCAGAAAAACTCTGAGGAGGCCATTGACCGGGTATTGTCAAAGATTTCATACAATGCCCAGCAAGGGGAGTATTTCAATAATCCCATTACCCAGGGCAAAGTATTTCCTCACATCAATTTTAAGAGACTCAGACCGCTGAGGGAATACAGATTTCTGGTGGCCTATACTGATCCATCTTACAAAGGCTCAAAGAAAAATGACTTTAAAGCCACCTGTTTGCTTGGCAAATGGAGAGATGAGTATCATGTATTGAGGATGTTTTGTGCCCAGACCACCACTGCAATTATGCTGGATTGGCAATATGAAATCCTCAAATGGGTGGATGGAAAAGTCCCGGTCTATTTTGTGATTGAGTGGCCTAGCATAGATGACACCCTCAAGCTGGAGCTCCAAAAAGCCAATGATCGGCACAAAGTCACTCTCCCTCTCATCCCTGATCCCAGGACTAAACCTGAGAAGTTTTTCAGGATTGAGTCCAAACTGGAGCCGCTCAATAGAGAGGAAAAATTGTGGTTCAATATTGACTACAAAGACTCCAAGCACATGAGGGATACAGAGAGCCAGTTTAAGGCTCTGTCTCCTACCTCTAGGGCTCATGATGATGCACCGGATTCAGTGGAAGGAGGGGCGGTCTTTGCCGACTCCAAAACCATTGCAGACACCTCCAAGGTGGAAACCCCAAAGACCACCAGGATAAACACTAAACGCTGGTAAATATGAAAGAGACCAATCAAGAGATTATATCCCAAATCCAGCGGTTTGGATTCTGGTTCAATTTTAAACCTAAACCGAAAATCAATGCTAGTAAGAGATGATTTCAAAACACACCTATATCCTGAGCTCATAGATGCTATAGAGCGGGATGATGATACCAAGCTGGAGACAGCCATCAGAGCCTCCGAGCTATTGGCAAAGGGATACATGAGCCGATTTGACAAGCCCGCACTTTTCACCGCTGAGGGTGAGGCTAGGGATGAGTTTCTCCTCATGATCCTCAAAGACTTGACAGTCTGGAATTTCATCATCATAGCCAATCCCAATATTTCCATTGAGTTTCACCGGGAACGCTATGAGGATGCCATCAAAACCCTGGAGAAAATACAGTCTGGAAAAGTGGTGCCGGATGGATGGCCTCCAGCCACCACCCCGGAAAACGCTGACACCTTTTTCCATGTCTCCTCCAATCCAAGGAGAGGCACATCCTATTAAAACCCTTTAAAAGCTTTTAAAATGGCACAAAAAAGAAATTTACAAAGAGCCCAGCAAGCAAAGAAAAATCCAGCTGGAGCTCCTCCCTCCATAGTCATGACTCAAGTTGATGTCAGACCCTGGGCACGTAGGGAGCAAGATATCCCATCTTGGAGGACAGCTCACCGGGCGGCTGAGTCCTTAGTCCCCAGGAGACTGCTTTTGTATGACCTCTATGCTGATGTGGATTTGGATGGCCATGTCGAGGCTGTCACCGGAAAACGCCGGGATGCTGTCACTACAGCAAACTGGCAATTCATGGACAGCCAGGGAAAGCCAGTGGATCAGATCAATGAGCTCATTGACTCAGTAGGTTTTGAGGAGCTCCTGGAGGAAATCATCAACTCCAAATTTTGGGGCTATTCCATCATGGAGCCCACCTTTTACCAAAATGAGGATGGATCCTGGGAGATGACTCCAAATCTCCTCCCTCGCCTCAATTACAGGCCTGAAAAGGGCATCATTGCCAAGGATTCCACCTCTGAGGAGGGAATCAATATCAGAGAGGGATTCTATGCCAAAACGGTCATGGAAGTGGGCAAAGTCAAGGATTTGGGACTTTATCTCAAAGCCGCTCCATACCAGGTACTCAAAAGAGGTGGCCTGGGTGATTGGGGACTCTTTGTCCAGGTATTTGGAAATCCCATAGTGGATGCCACCTGGGATGGATTTGATGAGCAACAAAGGATCAAGCTCCTGGAAGCCATCACCGCTCTGGGATCAGGAGGAGCACTGGTGAGACCCGCTGGCACTGAGGTCAATCTCATAGAGAATAAATCCAATGCCAATGGAGACCTCCAGGACAAGTTTATGTCCTTTCTAAACAAGGAAATCTCCAAGGCTCTCCTGGGATCAACTGAAACCACAGAATCCAGCACCTCCTCAGGTTATGCTCAAAGCCAGACCCACCAGGATCAGGATGAGCGAAAAAATGAATCAGATATCACTTTTGCCAGGAGGATTCTCAATAGCCGATTTATCCCGATTCTCAAGGCTCATGGCTTTGATGTCACCGGAGGCAGGTTCATAGTAGAGGGAGAGGATAATGAGCTCACAGTAAAGGAGAGCTTTGACATGCAATTGAGGCTCCTGGATAAAGGACTCCCTATTGAGGATGATTTCTTTTATGAAACCTATGGCATTCCTAAGCCTTCCAATTATGACCAAATCAAAAATGAAAAGGAGGAGGAAAGGGCTCAAAAACTGAAAAGCCAAATCCCAAATCCAGGACAGAAAAAGCCTGGCAAAAAGGATGATCCTGTCAAGCTATCAGATGAGGATTTTGAGGAGGAGTTTGAGGAGGCTGTGGGCATTTGGAAACAAACCATTGACAAGCTGAGGTCTTTTTTCGCCTTCGCCCCGGCTCAGATCGGGGCAATTCAGGAGACACAGAGACTGACTTGCTGTGGAGAAACCCATTTGATTCAGCTCAAAGCGGAGAGGATTGATTTTAACATTGCCAGGCTTTACAGGGATGTGATGATCCAGGAGGGAAAAGGTACTCTTTACCCTGTCCTGGCTTATCACTACATCTCATTGTTTGCTGAGGCATTCCTGGCAGGATGGAAAGGAGAGCGGCTCATCCAATTGACTGATTTCGGCCTGGAGTATGGAGCTCTTGACCCTAAGATGCAAACAGCCTGGGAAATGAACATTTTCAAATTTTCCACTGTCAAATCGGCTTATGAGTCAAAACAGGTCAATGACCTTTTCAAAAAGGCCAAATCCTATGCTGAGTTTGAGCGAATGGTCAAAAAGCTCTATGGAGTCAAAAATAAAAACTGGCTGAGGACTGAGTATAATACAGCCTATCAGACAGCTGAGGCCGCCTCGACTTATTACCGCCTCATGGGTCAGCTCAACACGTTCCCATATTGGCAATACAAGACAATTGGGGACAATAAAGTGAGGGACTCTCACAGGCCGCTCCATGACATCATCCTCCCAGCAAATCACCCGCTCTGGAAAAAGATATTCCCTCCAAATGGATGGGGATGCCGTTGCTATGTGGTGCCTCGCTTGGAGTCAGAAGTCAATAAGACTCAGGTGGAAAAAGACATTGCTTTTGTCACCAGCTTCATTGAGACTGATGAGGAGTGGGCAAAGGCAAGGAAATCAGGTTTTGCAGTCAATAGAGCTGAGATCAGTGAGGTATTTACCAAAACCCAGCAATACTCCTCCAGTCCTGACAAGGTGCTAAAAAAGGCACTGGACATGGGAGCCAAGGACTGGGGGCTCAAGGAGGCTCAGGAGATACAGAGAACCAAGCCAAAATCCTGGACTCCAGCTGAGCCAAAGGTGATAGATGAAATCTGGGACAAATACCGGGACACTGACTCCAAGGCAATCCTCCCAGACTATGCCTCCAGGCCACTGGCTATTGACAAGACTCTCCTGGCAAAAGCAAACGCCGGAGACTCTATCAAATACCAATTTCTGGGAGAGCTGGAGGCAGTGCTCAAAAACCCTGATGAGGTCTGGATCAATGACCTGGGAGGCGGGATCATGGACTCCTTTGTCTATATCCGGTACTATCCAAATCAGGTCATCCGGGTGGTGGCCAAACTGAATGAGGCAGGAAATCTCAAAATCACCGGATGGGATTCCATCCAGGATGCACCGGAGCAATCCAGGAGGGGGCTGGTAGTTAGGAG